CTTAGACGATGATGCTATCCTGGTTACAATGAATACCGATAGTGTTAATGCTATCACAGCAATGAGGTCCGGTAGAGATTTACAGATCTTTACTAAGGATGCTGAGTTCTTCGTTCCACAAGCCGATCTAGATCCTATTACACCATCTAACATAGTTATTAAGAATGCTACTCGTAGAGGATCAAAAGAAGGTGTAAGACCAGTAATGGCTGAAGGTGGTACTTTGTTTATTCAAAGAGAAGGCAAAGCCATCAGAGAGTATTTGTTTAGTGATGTTGACCTAAACTACCAGGCAAACAACATATCTTTACTAGCTAGTCATTTATTAAAAACACCGAGATCTATGGCATTAAGAGTTGCGACTAGTACTGATGATGGTGACCTTCTTTTAATACCTAATGATGATGACGGCTCTATGGCTGTATTTTCTATTCTTAGATCACAAAACGTAGTTGCCCCGGCAGAGTTTGTCACAGATGGATCTTTCCTGGATGTAGGAGTTGATATAGCAGATATTTACGTTGTTGTTAAAAGAACTGTTGGTGGTTCTGCAAAATATTATATTGAGATGTTTGACGATCAAAGAACGACAGATAGCAACATACAATATTTTTCAGGTGCTAGTTTACCTGACAGAGCTAAACCTACAAACACAACATGTTCTAACCTATCTCACCTGGAAGCAAAGTCTGTAAACGTAGTTAAAGATGGATTTGTCTTAACTGATAAAACTGTTTCATCGGGTGCTATAACTGTAGATGCTGTGCCTAGCACATTTGTAGAGGTTGGACTGCCCTATTCTGTAGAAGTTAAGACATTACCGGCAGAGCCTAAATTAAGTTCCGGTGTTGTTGTTAGTAGAAAACGTAGAATATTAGAAGCTACGACTTTAGTAGATAGAACCCAAAACCTAGCAGTCAATGGTTTTGAACTCCCCTTTCATTCATTGCCCTATACTTTGGGTTCTACACCAGCCACATTCACCGGGAGAAAAAGATTAGCTCCTCTTCTTGGTTATAGTGATGAAGCACAATTAACATTTACTATGACACAACCTCTCTTCGCTACTGTGTTAGCTGTAGAGTACAAACTTAGTACGGGGCAATAATATGACTGTTGCAGTAGCTGGATTAGTATTAGCTGGAGTTTCTGCTATGGCTCAAATGAAAGCTGGTAGCGACACAAAAAAAGCTTATTACGCACAAGCCGAGCATAAAAAGTTAGAAGGTAGAGTAGAAGCTGTTAAGGCTAAAGAGCAAGGTATTCAGGTTTTAAAAAACACTAACAAAGCTTTGGCTTCAGTTGGAGCTATAGCCTATGCCGGTGGGTTGGAACCTACTATAGGAACACCTCAAGATGTTGGAACATTCGGGGTTCTTAATCCTGGGTTAAATGATTTTATTACGTCTAAAGATAATGAGTTCTTGGCTATAAGTACTGCTAATGCTCAAGCTGAAGATTTAAGGTTTGCCGGTAGAATGGCTAAGAAACAAGCTACTATTGGTGCGTTATCAACTATGGGTAGTGCGATGATGAGTTACTCCTCTATAGGATCTGCTCCACCTGGAACCGGTACTGGTACAACCTCCTATACTGGAACAACATATGGGAGATATACAACTCCTAGAGCAACGTATGGATAATAAAGATGGCACCTCGTTCTAGATATTTAGGCATACAAAGACAGATTGGTACAAGTGGCTATCGTGGTCCTTCCGGTGTTGGTATGCGTGAAGCCCAAAGAACGTCACAGATGCTTGTTAGTGCCTTAAATGATATGTCTAGCTATTTCTTTAAAAAGGCTGGCACACAAGCAGAAATAGAGGGTGCAGAGTATGGTGCTGAAAACCCTATTACCATAGAGCAAATTAAAGAAAGTGCATACAACGGCACTAGTGTAACAGACAGATTTGATGACGATACAATATTTGGTAGATCAGCTAAAAAGATAGCATTAGAAAGTGTTGGGTCAGATTTGGCTCTAAGTGCCAAAAGAAGTTTTTCAGAGGAAATTAGTAAGGCTACATTAAATAATACTGACCTAAGTGAAGTTAGTAATTCTTTAAAAGCAATCACAAATGAATATGTCAAAATAGCCAATAATGCTTCACCCGTACTAGGTAGAAAATTATATGCCGAACTAGGTGTAAACTCTTCTGCTCACTACAATGCTTATTCAAAAGTTTATGCAAAAAAATCTTTAGACCAATTACAAACCGGCACAGCTTTAAATTTAAATTTTGATCTTAAAAATATGGGTATTGAGTTAGATGCTGTTCTTAATTTTGAAGGTGATGAAGATACATTAACAGCTAAGATCTATGGTGCTGGTCTATATCAAAATGGAAAGCTGTTAAATGAAAAAGCTAGAAACAAAGATGAATTAAAAAAAGCTCCAGGTTTTGGTATTAGTAAAAAATACGATTACATCTACAAAGCTTCTAAAGCTAAATACACCAAGACTATGATGGAAAGTGCTTTAAAAGATTGGGATGATAAATGGTTAGAGGTGAGAACAAGCACTATAGTTAGCACAGCATTAGAAACAGAAACGTCATCTGACATAGCTATGAAAATACAATTAAACAAAAAAACCGGTAATATTAAAATTGATGCCATTTTAAATGGGATGAGTGACAAGGAAAGATTAGATGTAGCTAAAGCTATTAGAACAGAAAAGAATGCACAAATAAACTTTGAGAATACTATTCAAGATAAAAAGGATGGTGATGCAGATAATAAAATAGCTGAACTAGAAGTTGACCTTTCTAAGCAATTAGCATTTGGTGCTAAAGACAATTTAAAAGACAAGCTTTTAGAGTTAGAAGCATTAGCCCCTGATAAATATGCAGATTACAAAATCAAGTTTGATCAAAGTGGTGGTCTCAGAACTGTAAGTGATTCCAAGGTCAAAGCAGATTTAATTAAAAAAGTATCAACAGATAATTTAAGTTTCGGTGAACTAGCCAAATATCATGGCTCATTATCGTCTAAAGATTACAATGACTTAGCCGGTAAAGTTGAAGCAAACGAGAATGCAGAAACTAAAACAGCAATGAGTATTATAGCTGGTGAGCTTGGATTTAGTCCTGAAGCAGAAATAGTTGGTGAGCAAGATCCTAATTTTGAGAAGATGCAAGTGTATAGAAGAATTAAAGGTAGGGTTGAGGAAGCTTTACTGAAAGCCAAAAAAGAAACTAAAGACTTTGATGCTATCGCTATTGCCAGGGCTGTGTTTGCTAATGAAAGTGAAGCTATACAAGTCAAAGTATATGAAGGCAAATTGTTTTCAGCCAAAGCTATTATTGATAGATTTCAAGAAGCTTATCCAAACAAAGGTATCCAAAAAAATTATACTAGGTCAGAGTTCTTAAAAGTTAAGAACATGCTATTGCTTATGCAACCTGATAACGATGATGCCAAAAAACTAAGAGTAAAAGATTACAGAAACGAATCAATTATTGATTCAGATATTCAAGGGCTTACAAACATTTTAGCAAGCAGTAGGTTACAGTAATGGCAGATAAAGAGATAGACGTATATAGAGAGATTTTACTGTCCAATAATATTAGGTCAAGTGGTTCAGAATATGAGCAGTCCTGGGATGGTAAAACGTCTAAGATTAATATGCCTACATCTATATTTGAAGACGTTGTAGATACAGCCGGTGACGTTGTTGATACTGTAGGAGATTTTGCAACTGGTGTTGTTAAAGGTATGCCAAAAGGAGCTTCTATAGCTGGCACAGAAATAATGGATACATTTACTGGTCAATGGTTTTCAGAAACTGCTGTTCCTTGGATGAATGAAAATATACCTGGTTTAGATACAGCTAATACAGCTATCAATGAATTAATAAAATATGATGGTACAGCACAAGAAATCGGTGGGATGATTGGAGAAGTTGGAACACAGATCATTGCTCCTGGTGCATTGGCAACTAAAGGATTACAAGGTGCAAACTTAGGTAGCCGTTTCCTTACCAATGTTCTTGGTTATGGAACAACTGAAGCCTTAGTCATTCCGGCAAAAGATAAAGGATTGTTGGAAACAGCTATCACCCTGATATCAGGCGATACTGAAGCTGGTAAAGCTATACTAGAAACACTTGAAGCTAATGAAGATCTTCCTTATTTGTTGCAGAAATTACAAAAAGCTCCCCTATTATTTACAGAAGCTGGTGTTATTGGTGAAGGTGTAGCTGAAGGTTTAGGGTTGTTGTTAAAATATGCAAAGAACAGCCCTATGCTCAAAAGCTTAAAAAGTGGTGTTAAATCTCAGTTCCAAAAAATAGGTACAAATGCACAAAACAGACTAGATGCAAATGCTGGTACAACTACCCTATCATCTATGGGTGGTGGTGAAATTGATACTGCTATTGATAAGGGATTATCTAAACTTGCACCTAAATTAGAGTTTGCACCTGAAGGAACAAGGGCTAATAAAATGCCCTCACCTTTATTAGTAAAAAATAATAATCCGGCAAATGTAATATCACCGGTGACACAAACTTTTATAGCATCCAATAAAAAAGCAAACTTTGCTAATATTGACACAGCCTTAGAAAATAACCCTGAAGCATTAAAGACAAATGAAAATTGGTTAAAGTTTCAGAACGAAACAATGGGTGGTGACTTTTTGCCCGTTCCACCATTACAAGCAATTAAATATGCAAACAATCCAAAGCTTATGGCTGAGAAGCTAAAAAAACTTACACCTGATATGAAAGCTGGAGTTGATGAAGGATTTGGATACGTTGATAAAATAAGAACAATGTATAAAGCAGAAAACGTAGATTCAAGAATTACGGCTGATTTATTTATATGGGGCATACTTTCAAGAGGTGCTGGACCAGTACAACAAGAAAGTGCATTTATTGATATTATAGCTGGTGCAAGACCATTAATAGATAAAGCTGTTAATGGAACATTTACAAAACAAGATCAGGCAACCTGGGAAAAAACTATAAATAAATTATTGCCTGAAGGATCGCCAGGTAAGCAAGTAACACAAAATGTTAACGCAACGGGTCAGATGTTATTTGAATTAGGCAAAAAGGTTCCAGGTTCAAATAAAACAGTTTTACAAACATTGCATGACATGATGAAAGACCCGAATGTACCAGCTAAACAAATAAGACGAGAATTTTTAAATTTAACTGAAGGTGCTGGCATAGATAACAAAGTTGTTAGTTTTATTCTGCTTGTTGCTGGTCGTGATGACGTTTTAGTTATGGATAGAATACAAGGCAGACATTTATGGGATGATGGCACATTTAAAGGTGACAACATATACGATGGGATAAGAAAAGAAGGTACAACTGTTAAAGAAGGTTTAGTTAATATTATGAGAGGTCCAAGAGGTTTGTTGACCACAGAAGCCTTAGAAGATGGATTAAGAAATAATATTAAAGAAACATATGATATTTTAGGAAGACCTCAAGATGCAACACTAGGAAGATGGCATTGGGAAAACTGGGTTATTGAAGGTGAGCAAGTTGTTTCGCATTCCACTCTTAAAGGTGTAGCAGATCAACAATACCTTGGATTATCAGTTACAGAAGGTAAACCTGGAACATTTTCATCAGGTGCAAAATACATAAAAACACAAGATGGTACCTTTTACGAATACCCATTATCTGATGGCTCAACTGTGTTTATGACACCAACTCGTCAGAAAGAATTTGAAAGCTTTATTAAAAATCCAAAAAATGGTATAATTCCAAAAGGGTTTAAAGTAACAGAAAATAAGGAGATACCCTGGTATGAGCGAGAAGGAATTGACAGACGAAAACTCGATGACACAGCAAGACGATTATCAAACGCAAAACCAAACATTAAGGGAAGCTTTGATGGGTCTAAGCCAGGTTCAGACCCCCTTTCAGGCAGACGAAGCGAAGGACAACAAGCTGTCACAGACAACCGGCTTCAGGCAATCAATAGCCCAGGAAGTAATGAAGGACAATCCGGACCTTACAGAAGAGGAAGTCCTGGATCAAATGAGGGAAATGGGCTACTAACATTTGAGCCTAATCCTGAAACAGTTGCAAAATATACTGAAGCTGGCTTAACAGTACCAAAAATTACCCAAGTAAATTCAGAAACATCTGCCGAACTATTTAGTAGTGATATGGCTAATGCTATGTCAAAACACAAAATGGGCTTGCAAGTAACAATTCAAAACCCTGAAGATTTACTAGATGCTAAATTATTTAGAACTGAGCATGGTGGTGGTTTTGCCATAAAACCTGATGGCGATATTGTTGGTGTTTTTAATCCAATAGATGCTCCTTCCGGTTCAGCTTATTCAATGTTACAATTAGCAATAGATCAAGGTGGAAAAAAGCTAGATGCATTTCGGACATATTTACCAAAGGTTTACGAAACAGTAGGAATGAAACCGGTTGCCAGGGTAAAATGGAATGATGCGTATGCTCCTGAAGGATGGAGCAAAGAAACATTTGCTAAGTATAACAAAGGTGAGCCTGACCTGGTTTTATTTGTACACGATAAAAACTATTTTGGTGGTGCTAATATAGATGATCTGCCTTTATTCAAAGAATACGATGATGCTCAAAAAATTCAAACACAATCTTTAAAAGAATTAGGAGCTAATGATGGTGAATATACTTGGCAAAGGTGTAGAGATACTTAACAAGCTAGATGTAGAACAGCAGAAGATACATAAAGAAACAATGCCTGATAGTGATATTACCGAAACGGCTAGTGGTGATTTAGTTATAAAAGGTATGGATGACGAAGGTGTAAAAGCTCTAAACAAAGTCTTAGAAGATAGTGGATATCAAGGTCCTGGGCTGAACCTAAATAGAATTGGTTTGATATTTAAACAAGAGGGAGAAGATCAAGTATTAGATCTACAAACTATGCTTGTTAATATTAAAAACAATAATAAAGCTTTATTTGCACATTTAAGAAGACCTAAACAGACTATTGAAGGTATGGTTGCTATTGCTGAGAAAACTGGCTTTAGCAAGATTGCTTATAAATTACTTAATAAAAAACCAGGTACAGTCGAACCACCGGAACATGTTATAGGTGGATTAATTATGATGTTAAAGCTCGGTAAGGAAATAGAAGACAAAGCTCTAGCAATTACTAAATCATCAGATGAAGGTGAAAAGTTACAAATATTTAGAGAGCTAAAGGTAATAGCTACTGTTCAGTCTAATTTATCTGCTCAAGTGTCTGCGAATGTTTCTGAGTATGGTAGAGGTCTAGCCGTTATATCTAACGTAGCTAAATTAAATAATATCAATCTAACAGAGTATACATCTCAAATAGATGAAGTTGTGCAAAACTTAGATGAAAATATGATTGATTATCATGCCCAGGCATTTTTAACTTTACCGAGTACTGGTCGAGCTATGTATACAGAAAGAGGTTTTCTAGCCAAGGGCTATGACGTAGCTATGGAAATATACATTAATGCCCTACTATCGTCACCGGTTACGCATATGGTTAATATTGCTGGTAATGCTATATTTCAAGGTTCCACGCTTTTAGAAACGGGCATGGCTGGATTTATTGGTAATGTAAGAACACTAGGTGGCACAAGAGGTAAAATTGGTGATCGTGTTTACATGGGTGAAATGAATGCTGAAGCTTATGGTGCTACTATGGCTCTAGGTGATGCTTTTAAATCTATGGGTTTATCATTAGGTGTTACCGGACAAGCTGGTGACTTTGCATCCAAGATTGATCTTAGAAGAAAAACATCTATAGGATCTACTGACAATATGGCTCACATAATGGAGATGGCTAATAAAGGTGATTATGGTGCTATGCTTGTAAACATGATTGGAGTAACAACTAGATTGCCAGGAAGATTTCTTGCTTCAGAAGATGAATTTTTTAAAGTGATATCTAAACGTAAAGTTTTATATAGAGAAGCTTATAGAAGACAAATGATGACCTACGAAGAAGCTTTAAGAGGTGGGGTTGATAAAGCAGAAGCAAAACAAATGGCTGAAGCAAAATATTCAGAAATTATATTAGAGCCACCAGCAGACATTGTGGAAAAGATGACAGCCGAAGCTAAGATTATGACGTTTCAAGATGATCCCAAAGGTGCTTGGTCCTCTTTAGTAACAATGGCTAATGCCCACCCATTGATGAAAACAATTATACCATTTTCTAAAACACCTACAAATATTGTAAAACAAGTGTTTGACAGAACTTTTAATTATTCACCTATTTACAAAGCACTTAAACAAAATTTGCCTGACAATATGCAAGGCATTGATCCATTTGGTGCTGGTAAAATATCAGGGCAAGAGTTTGACAAAGCACTATCTAAGCTTGTTATGGGCAATGGATTGTTTATGGGTATGGTCATGTTAGCTAATGGTACTTTTGGAGATAACATAATTGTTAATGGATCAGGACCAAGCGATTGGAAAGCTAGACGTTATATGAGGTCAGCAAATATACCACCCTACTCTATTGGATTTAAACAAGATAATGGCGAATATAAATATATTACATTTAGTAGATTAGATCCTTTGTCAGGAATATTAGCTATGGCATCTGACTATTCTTACTATTCTAAACAAGAAGACAATGCGAGTGTGATGGAAAATTTAGCTAAAGCCGGCTCTCTAGCTATAGCTGAATACGCAATGAATTTACCATTCCTTCAAGGTGTATCTGATATCTTTAAGATGGCTGGCAATCCATATGGAAGTAAAGATGATTTTTTTACAAGAATGCAAAAGACATTATCCGGGATAGCTGGTGACGTTGCTATGACAGCAACAAGTGAATTAAATACATATCTTCCTGAAAGCTTTGAGTTACCTGGAGCCAGTTCATTTACTAGGACTATGGAAAGAATAAGTAATCCTATGGCTAATAATACTATGTTAAGTGCTGATCAGATTGATGATGCTAATACGTTTTATTTTCCTGAAGCCATGAAAGGTTTTTATATGGCTCTCAATAGAGCTAAGTCAGGTAATCCAAAATACAATAATGAATTACTACCAGCACTAGACTTTTGGGGAAACATTAAAACGCAAGGTAATGGTAAGCTGTATGAATTTATTAGCCCTTTTAAAATTCAAGATGGTGGTTATACATCACTAGATAAAGAGCTAATAAGGTTGTCTGAAAAAGGGCATGTATTTAGTTCGCATAGAAAAAAATATAATGGTGTAGAGTTGTCGGCATTACAATTTAATAAATTTGTAAACCTGGTAAATAATTCTAACAGAATAAATTCAAAGTATAGTTTAGCTAGTGGTGATCCTGGGTATGATGCTACTAAGGCATTGTTACCAGCATTAAACAGCACAATTAATAGTGAAGCATATAAGCTTGAAATTGATGATGAAGAAAAATTTAAAATGTTAAATAATGTACTTGGTGATGCTAGAACTTCTGCAATGAAAATAATGTTAGATACAGACGATAGATTAAAGATATTGTCGAGTGAAAATAATTAGTGTATAAAACCTAGAGAGGTAATCTAGAATGGCAACATATAATGTAACAGATCAAACTTCAGTAAGAAGAGTACAGTTCACCGGTGATGGTACTGCTGGTCCATTTGCCTTTGCTTTCCAAGTTAATGCAACAAATCAAATAAAAGTTTATGTAGATACTACAGTTAAAACTGAAAGCTCACATTATACAGTATCATTAAATTCAGGAACTGGAGCCGGCACAGTATCTTTTACTAGTGGTAACTTCCCTACTAGCTCACAAACTATTACATTATTAGGATCTATTCCTTTATCCAGGACATCAGTTTATACATCCGGTGGTCAGCTAACATCAGCAAGTCTTGAAGATGACTTTGATACAAATATGTTTGTTCACCAGCAAACCAATGAAGAGCTTAATAGATCACTAAGACTTGCCGAGCATGATACTGTATCCGGTGCAGATATGACCTTGCCGGTAAAAGCTACCAGGTTAGGAAAGTTACTTGGTTTTAATTCTTCTACTGGTAATCCTGAAGCTACATTTTCTGTAAGTGATGCAACTTCATTAACTAGTATTTCATCTAGTATCACAACTGTAGCTGGTATTTCTTCTAATGTTACAAGTGTTGCTGGAGTAGCAAGCAATGTTACGACTGTAGCTGGGATAGCTTCTAATGTTACGACTGTGGCTGGTATATCTAGTGCTGTATCTACAGTTGCTGGAATATCAAGTGCCGTATCAAGTGCTGGAACTAATGCTACCCTGGCACAAAATTATGCGAATAAAGTAGATGGTGCCGTTGAAAGTTCTAACTATTCATCTAAAGCATGGGCGATTGGTGGTACTGGCGTAACAGATACAGCAGGGTCAGGCTCAGCTAAGTCTTGGGCAGTCGAAGCTGATGCAGTAGATGGGTCAGAGCATTCAGCAAAATCATACGCTATAAGTGGTAGTGCAATATCAGCAGGTTCAGCAAAACAATGGGCATTAGGTGGTGGATCAGGGTTTACAACATCAACGGCTGTATCAGGTGGATTGTATTCAGCTAAGTATTATGCTGAACTCGCAGCATCTTCTTTCGATTCATTTGATGATAAATATTTAGGTAGCAAATCTAGTGATCCATCAACAGATAATGACGGGAATGCTTTAGCAACTGGTGCAATATTTTATCATACTGGTTCATCAGTATTAAAGGTGTGGACTGGTTCTGCATGGAACACAGTTGCAGTAGATACATCTTCATTTGCAACCAATGGCTTTAGTGTAGCTATGGCAATAGCTTTATAGGAGTAGAATATGGCACAAAATTTTAAACAAATAAAAATGAGGAACATTGGTACTAGTGCCACAGACATTCCTGATGGAGCAAACTTTCCTAGTGGCTTTCATACTTTGATTGGATTGAACATGGCTAACACCACAGCCAACGCCATAACAGTTTCTGTATATATAACAAACACAGATAATTATTACATAATTAAAGACATGACAATTCCAAGTGGATCAGCTTTTACACATGATTCAAAGATTGTTTTGTTGAGTGGTGACAGATTGTTCTTTGTAAGTGATACAGCAACATCATTAGACGTTATCGCAAGTTATGTAGAAAACATTAGTACATAGGATTTGATATGCCTTTTATTGGAAACACACCTGACGTAAACTTTACAAGCTTTGCCAAGCAAGATTTAACTGGTGTTACTGGCAGTCCTGCTAAAAGAGGATATACCCTAACTCATGCAGTAGCCAATGCAAATGAGATTGAAGTCTTTGTTAACAACGTAAGACAAGAGCCAACAGAAGCTTATACAGTTAATGGTACTGGTTTAACTATGACTGGTGATGTTGAAACTACAGATGACTTTTACATTTTGTATTTAGGCAAAGCCATTCAAACAACTGTTCCACCTGATGGTTCTGTAAGCACAGCCAAGATAGCAGATAGTGCAGTAAGTTCTGCTAAGATAGCAAGTAGTGCAGTCAACCTTACATCAAAGGTTACTGGTGTATTGCCAGTTGCTAATGGTGGTACTGGTGTATCAAGTGGGTTTAGTTATTCAGAGGGTACATGGACACCTACTATAGCAGGTTCAAATGTTCTTTCTGGTAGTTGGACTGTAACATTAGCTAAATATACAAAAATAGGTCAATTAGTTAATTGTATTTTTAGAGTTAATAGTAGTGGTGCTAGTGGAAACTGGGCAACATCAGATTATATTTCAATAGGTGGTTTTCCTTTTACAACAGCTAGTCAGGCTTATGGAACTGCTGTGTCAGCCTCAAATTTTGGTACTGGAGCTGTTAGCTTTTTTCATCTTACTGTAGCTGACCCAGGAGATACAAGTGCATTTGCAAACCCAGTAGCAGTTAATGGAACTACGCCAAGGTCTAATCAATTAATGGGTGGCTTTAGCTACTTCACAGATCAATAGGAGCATAGAGAATGGCATTAAGTAAAATTCAAGCTGAGTCAATGAACTTAGCAGATACCTATGCATTTAGTGGAACTGTAAGTGGTACACAAGGATTAGTGTTATTACAAACTGTAACAGCAAGTAACGATACTACTGTAACTGTAGGTAGTTCTAGTTTATTTACGTCTACTTACAAAGTATATCAGATTCATTGTTTAAATGTTCACCCTACAAATAATACTGTAGAATTTAGATGTAGAATGAGTAAAGGTGGAAGTGTAATAACAGCTAGTGAATATGAGTATGCACGACATCAAGTAACCTTTAACAGCACTAGTGGAGTAGTCAGAGGAAGTAATAGTGATGGTATTGTTAACCTAGCCGAATCTGTAGGTAATGCAGATAGACGACATGTTAGTGGTGTACATACCTTATATAATCCTGCTGGAACAACCTTTAGAAAATTAGTTAACTTTTATTCTGCTAGTGTTGATGTTAATGCTAACTTTGCAAATAATGTTGGTGTTTATGCACATGAAGGGACTGAAGGTGCTATTGATGGAATGCAATTTTTCTTTGCCGGTGGCAATATAGAGTCTGGTATTTTTAAATTATATGGAGTTGCATAATGGTTAGATTTCATAATATAGGTGGTAAAAAAGTACAGTTTACAGCAGAAGAAGAAACTGCAAGAGATGCTGAAGAAAAAGCATGGACAGATGCTATCCCTGCTAGACGTATGACAGAACTACGAAGACAAAGAAATGCTCTACTAGCTGAAACAGATTACATGGGTAACTCTGATGTAACAATGTCTGCTAAATGGAAAACATATAGACAAGCTTTAAGAGATATAACAAGTCAAACACCTAGTGATGATGCCTTAAGCAACATTACTTTCCCAACGAAACCAACGGAGTAAGCCATGCCATTCATAGGTAATCAGCCAACATCAGGTAGGTTTATAGAGCTAGATAGCTTAACTGCTAGTGCTACTGCTAACTACACATTGCAACTTAA